TCGCCCACTTTCCCTCTAGCCAAACGCTGGCGGATGCCCTCGTTAAGCCGTTGGTTAAACTCTTCCTCAGTATACATTTTGGGCTTAGCGGTGGGATTGCCATATTCGTCAATATGCGGGTTTTCTGCGGCTTTATTGGCATTTTCGACGGTGTTTTCAGGCTCAGCGCGGGCTTCTGTGGGAGGCTGAGTTTGTTCATTTTCCGCACTATTTTGCTGCTCAATTGTTCCATGAGGAACATTTTCCTGAGGTAACGGATCGGCCTTAATGGGTGCTGAAACGTCTGCTGCTGGCTGAACAGGAGCTTGAGAATTCATCCGCGAACTCATGTCTTGGACTAACGCTGAATCAATGTTGTGAGCTTCCTGCATGGCTTTCTCCTGTCATTGAATGAAGACGTTTTTGATGCGCATGTTCTACAGACTGCATATCTTTCTCATGGTGAACCTGTCCGGCGTGGGTCAATATCTTGATCAAATTTTGGCTATGGTTAATCTGCAAGTCCTTGCTGATATTTTGCATTTCTGCTTGGTAACGCAGAATGGATTCTTGAAGCTCGGCGGCCTTCTCTTCCTTTTCAGCTTCTATTTTCTGATAAGCCATTGTCATGTCCTGCTGAGTCTCAATTGCTTTTCTTTGAATCTCAGCCTTCTTAATTTCGAGTGCTTGGCTTTCACGCTGGTGTTTCATTTGTGCTTCTTCCATCTTCTGCTGCAATTCTTGTTTCTTCAATTCAGCCATGATCATATTCGGATCTGGTTGAGGTTGTTTTGGCGGAAGAGGTTTTCCAGTCTTGCCAGCTTCGATGATCTCAGGCGGGACGAGAGTCCTCAGTCTGTTTCTCAATTCGAGGTTATTGTCGATTGGTAAATTCTCAGCGAATAGATCCGCAATCATTGGGAACACTTGTCCACTTCGGTCTGCCTGAAGGACGGACTGTAAAGACATGAGAGCTTCTTGCTTCTGTCCTTCGTAACTTGGCCCTGGCTTCAATCTGATCTTGAACCGTCCTTTGGTCATATCGTTTTGCATTTGCAATCCGTACTCATCCATCGGTTTATTGATAGACACTCTCTTCGATTCTGAATCCGGCGTTGGCAATATAAGATTGCGCTCCGTATCATAAACATTCGGAATCATTTCGTTAACGATTTCACCGCCCACAGCAATAGCAATGTTGAGATTGTTGTAAGGGACATAAGTATTTTTAGAACCAGTCTGGGTGCGTGCATCAATGGCCTTTCCTGAATTTTCATTTCCTTGATCTCCCATCGCTGTATCGTACATTCCTGTCCCGGTCTGAATGTCCATCATTGTTCGGTCATATTGTTGAATTAATGATTGAGACAATTCAGGTGGTTTTAATTGTTCGGGTTTATTACCACTTGGCGTTTCATCATAGTACAGAGCGCCATTGACCACCGAAGGATCGCGCCATTGTTGCATGGCGTCTGGGGAGGCTGCGCACTTGCGTGGCATCAAGAATTGATCGTAGCGAGATATTTTAAGAAGGTATGCACTTTGGGTTGCAAGATAGTTCAAATATTTTTGAGCGTCCTTAACATCCTTGAAGAACGATCTAGTAATCTGTTGCCCCTGCTTGGTGTAATAACTCTTTTGGTCGACGAATATCACCGGCAATTGCTCGCTAGGGAAATCTTCTTCTTCCAAAACAAAGTCACCTGCAATCTGTCGATGCTTGATTGTGTATTTAACGACTTCTCTTCTTTGGAGAATAGTTACTGGAACGCCATTGTGCAATAGAACTTTCTTGCCATCTATTACAATCTTCTCTAACTTCTTGAACTCATCGCCCTCGACGGTTTGTCCATCGGATAATTGATAAATCGTGACCTTCTGGGGTTCTCGCGTATAATCATCGACCTGCGTAATTGAATCATCATCCGCGAAAGCCATCGTTGAATCTTCAGTGATGGAAGATGTCCCTATCTGACTCTCTACGTCCTTTCCCCATTGATCACGAAATCTTTTACGAGATATTCTGGTCTTGAACCCAGAGTACATTCCATCGGTCTTACATTTGCTTTTTGCTGATATGTCCCAATAGCATTTATTGGGATCGTCGAAGTCATAGAATTTAATCTCTTGGTCGAAACTCATGTTGCTTACATATTCTGTGCCAATACGGTATGCGCCATAGCCGCCAACAATGGATTGCCAGAAGGCTTGCTGATAGACGCTCTTCGCATCTGAGTTAAGACTAATGTTTTTGACGAGCGCGGCGCGCGCCTCGGCAGTTTCAACGGGAACATCTTCGTCGGGCAATATTTGAAGATTCGGCGTATTCTGCATCTGATCACCTAAAAGGTGATTCATGAGAACGCCAAGCTTATTGAAGATCAGAGGGATTTTGTTGTAACGCTCGAAGAGTTTGGACTCATCTTCTCGCCATTGGTCGCCCATGACGAAATCAATCCATTCGTAATAAAGCGAACGGTTTATAGTCCAGTATTTTTCCCATTTATCCACACGGTCGCGGATATTGGAACATAGCTCAGGATCCTTCCTAGGCATATTATTCATCCATGAATATTATGGTTATATTCTACCCTACATTTTGGCGCAATGTTAGTGGCAATAGGTGGGATTCGAACCCACGACATATCTGCTGCACAACAGTATGCGGTTCAGGTAGAGTATGGAAAGTGTGCATCGCTACCCCTCCCACCTTACGACCACTCAGTCACTATTGCCATAAACTACTTTTCATAGGTTTAAATCATTTTTCACGAAAAAGTCATGAAAAATGATTTAAACCTTGGCAATCGGTGAGATTTGAACTCACATTCTTCCCTCCCGGGGCGCTGTGACCAGCTCGCTGCCGATTGCCATAAACTTATGTCCTAGCCCTTATCCAGGTTATACGGATTTACCGTGCTTTGTGATTCTTAACGCCCCGTGCATCGGACATAAACTGGTGGCCAATTCTCCCGTAACCCATTGTCTTAGGGGAAGGATCGTCGGCCATTAACTCGTGACCTATTGAAACCTACGTATCGCACGTACGGCTCTTACATCAATAGGCCATTAACATATGTAATCCGGAATTTCTCGTAGTCGGTGACTGTTTGTCACCATCTCAACTGCCATTATATGGCCTCTTTCAGCCGCATCATAGGTACGATATCTCTCTTTATATCGGTCATACTCCCCGCCGAATATCATGGTTTCAAACAACAATGGGCCTATTTGTTCTCCATAACTATAATCTATCCCTAGAAATATGGTAGAAACCTTGCAATCTTCCAACTCAGTAAGCGCTATATGCGTTCGACTGTCTTCAAACCATGACGCCCACTTCTCAAGATCAGGCTCTATAACTGGCTGTTTATTGACCAATATGTATTTAAGGGTGTTCATTCTAACGTCTCACAAACGGCTACACTAGGTTTTAGAATAATTTTACATTCTGTCCAATTCAATCCATCACAACGATAAGCAATGGGTTCCTTATCTGGATGAGCGCCGATCAATCCCAATCCGTTTTCATATTTCATAAATAGCCATGAATAGCCATCAGGCAGTATGGAACTATACTCACCTTCTATTTTCATCTAAACATCGCTCTCTCGTAAGGATTCAATTGCGGTATCTCTATTTGCCCAGCGGTGACATCTCCATAAAAACCGCCAAAGAAAGTAAGACTGAGGGCATCAGCACCGTCGGGGCTTGGCATGCCGCGCGCCCTAAGATCATCTTTGCTCTCGATCTGAATTTGGCCACTTGAATTCTCCTTAAAGCCCAGCGAGCATATTTCGCCGTGTAATTCGTCCTCATCTGGCACTTGAACTGGCAATTCACCCTGGAACCAATCGCGCATATCGCACCAAAGCTCCGCTCGTAGGTTCTTGAACTTCTCTTTGTCATTGGCAGAGCGCGCTACGTTCACGCCTTCAACCATCGAAAAGCCCATTTCCTGCATCCTATCGACGACGCCAGCGCCGACTCCGATGCAATCAATATAAACTTTGTCTGGTTTTTCTTCAATAATGATGCGCTTTAGCCTACCGCATATTTCCATCGTATTGTAATTGCTGATTCTTTGGAGATTATAGGCCACACGACCGCGGCGACGGATAATGGCTGTCCTATCACGATCACTGATTGCCACATCGACGCCGATTATGAGCGGCCCTTTGACCTCTAAGTCCTCATTTCTTGCCCGGTCTACGTATTTTGAATGAATAAGGACGTTTTGGATGGGGTTTTTGAAGGCTTCAGTCGCATTAAATGGGTATTCGACGCTGAAAAAGTCTCGCCCAGCATCAAAATCCTTGCTGAATTCAGATATTTTGATGCGCCGCCATGCTAAATGCTCATGAGTAAGGCCGTTTTGGCCATATAATTCGAATAAATTCAGCTCTTCATCGGTGAGATTTAGTCCGCTGGCGGAGTACGTATATTCATCTTGCCAGTACCAGGGAAGGAATATTGCCTGGTATTCGCTATCGGCGTTCATGCCGTTGATCCAGCGCTGGTGGAAGTAATTGCCTATTCCGTTCGCCGTGCTTTCGAGGATGACTTCCGTACCGCTTTCGTTGCTGATCGCTTGGAGGATGCCTTTGGAGTGGTCTTCGGCGAAAGCCCAATAGCCAACTTCGCTGCCATGGAATAACTGAACTGTTTGGCTTCGTCCAACGGCTCTATTGCCAGCCGTGCCAACTGCGTATCCAGAGTCGAAGTCCTTGAAGTACAGTTCTTTGGCGTTGGCTGTATCCGGCTTTGGGACGAGTCCAGGTTCGAGGTTTTCGTAGAATCTCTGAGCCATGCTGAAAAGGTTTTTGGTTGCTTCCTTGTCGTGAGTGAGAATAAACGCCTTTTTACCGCGTGAAGTAATAACTTGATGAAAGAAGCGTGCCTGTATATAAGTTGAACAACCTTGCTGTCTCCCCTTAAGGATGACGGCGCGCACGCGGCCTGTCTTTTCTTTCTGCGCTTGTAGTCTGTCATGAAGATAGCTCTGCGCCCTATTAAATGCGAATGGTTTAGGTTGCCCAGATTTCGTCCTTATTACAAGGAATTTCGGGGCGAACTTCTTAAAGTCTCTAAGCGTATCGAGTTGCTGTTCGGTAACCATTAGGCAGCCGCTGGTTTTGCTTCTGAATCTTGATCCGCTGGCGGATTAATGTTGATGCTGCTAATGGCTTCCTTCGTCCAGAGGAGAGCATTATCCAACTCGCGGAGAATGATATCTTTGAGGTTTTGCTGGACTGGCAACTTCCTTACTTGGTCGCAAGTCGCCTTGAAGTGAGTGAAGAAAGAGTCAAACAAAAGATTCTTAATGGCGTCGGCGTGGTGTTGGTCGGTAGTAGTCTGAGATTGAACAACATTTTCCTGAGTCATTATATATAGATCCTTCTATCGATAATGAAAATAAAATGGTGTCCGCTTCATATCTGGTGGCGGACTGCACCATCTTTAGGCAAGAAGAAGCCTTGATATTCGATTAACGGTTCGCGTTATAGTTGAACTCGTCTTCCCCAGGCATACGCGGATCAAGCTGCCGATTGTTCTTGGCACCTTCCATCGTAGTAGGAGGATGAGGAGTATTAGCAAGATCAGCCATATTGCCATAGCCCATACCCTTATTCATGTCCATGTTATTACGGGCTTCCCAAGATTTGGGCATTGCCACGTAATGCTCGTCTTTCTTGTTTTCTACTGCACCGCTTTGACCGTCAAAATCGTTCATTTTAAATCTCCTTATAAAACCACAAAGCCTATGATTAAAGTCCCGCTAAGCGCGGTTCCAGCAACGTTATTATTGGTAACGGTGAGGGTAGCAACGCCAGCACTTGTATAAGCACAGCTCAACTGAACGCCTGGAACGGCGTTCGTACCCCCCATCAAACTCACCAAAATAACTGAGGTAGAGGCAATCTCACTGTTATTGAAGGTTACAGTGGTCGTCCCCGCTGCCGCAGTCGTAAAGGTTCCAGTAATAACGCCAGCTTGTTTATTGATAGTTACCGCACCCGTGGTGACAGTGCCTATCCCTTTATCAGCAAGAACAGCAGCGCCGGCAGCCATTTGGTTGACCGAATTCTTGGTCATAACATTGGTTGCGGCTATACCGCTATCTGCAATATTGCCAGCCGTACCGCTGAAGCTTGGTAGATTGCCAGACACAACAGGTGCTGTGAAAGTGACATCTCCTGCGCCAACGCCGCTAAATGCTGCTATAGTCGTGAATGTAGAATTGATCGAACACCAGCTAAGCCCATCGGATGCGCTCAGCATAATGCAATCATTCGTCTCCCACGTCCAAACGCCATCATTTAAAAGAGTGATCGTCGGAGTCTGTCGAGTGATGTAACCAGCAGCAGTAGCGGTTGCAGTCGAATCGCTAGTTTCCAGGTATACCAGGTTATTTGTTGCCCCGGTAACACGATTAATGTATGTAATTGCCATGATGCAACCCTCTTAAGAAAGCGTATTAATGATGTGGAATTTCGTCTTGATAAAGAACGTAGATGCCGTTCCACCAGTAAATACGCCCGTCGGGTTAGAGAAGTAAACGCCGACGCCAGCGCAAGAAGAGTCGAGTAAAAACTTACCAGAACCAGAAACGCCAATCATCGGATATACGGTGCTAGCTGTTTGGGTAAAATCAGCCGCAGCGATAGACGTAGAAGCCGCAACACCGCCGCCATGAGTAGTGGTACCGTATTGAAGATTGGATGCACCACCGCCG